CTAACACCTGTGCAATAATGCCAGTTAACTTGTTGGGCAACAGTTGTGATTACGATAGTATTATAGAGATATGTCGTAAACACAATTTAATGTTGATAGAAGACAACTGCGAGTCAATGGGTGCCAAGTACGGAGACAAGTACACAGGCTCAATTGGACTAGCAGGATCATTCAGTTTCTTCTTTAGTCATCACATACAAACCATGGAAGGCGGTATGGTGTTAACTGACAGCAAAGACGATGCAGACTATATGAGAAGTATGAGAGCACACGGTTGGGTAAGAGACCTTCCGGACAACTCAACACTGTATCAAAAGACCGGCAATGCTTTCAATGACAACTTTATTTTTGCTACGCCTGGTTACAACATTAGGCCTTTAGAGATGAGCGGAGCAATTGGTTCTGTACAATTACAGAAATGGAACAACATTATGGACGCAAGGTTAAAGAACAAAGATCAGTTCCTTAACTTGTTTGCAGATAAGTCTTGGGTTAGAGTACAAAAAGAAATAGGTACAAGCAGTTGGTTTACATTTGGAATGGTACTAGACGGAGAACTAAAAGGACGTAGAGCAGAAGTTATTGACGCACTAACCAAAGCAGGAATACAAAACAGACCATTAGCATCTAGAAACTTTCTTAAACAACCTGTTATGAGAGACTTAGACTTTATTGACAACAACGACTACACAGCCGCAGACGACATTCACGATAACGGATTCTTTGTAGGTAACGGTAGCGAAATTATAAACGAACCTATTGATAAACTATACGAAGTAATATCTAGTTTTGTAGAATGAAATCATTAACGATTGTAACAACATGGGGACCAAAGTACTGGCCTAAACCTGTACAAGCAGGCATCCAAAGCACAGTAAAGAACTGGCCGGGTCATGCAAAGATACTTTTGTATCCAGATGATATGTCGCAACAACTTGATTTGCCACGTACAGAGTATTACAACTTATGCAAAGAGCAATCAAAGTTACAAGAGTTCATAGACAGACACAAGGACAATCCTAAACTTAATCCGAGAATAAAACAAAACACACAAGAACAAAAAGCATTTGATAAAGACACATCGATATATGTTTACGATGCTGTGCGTTTTAGTTACAAAGTGTTTGCTTGTATAGATGCATATCAAAAAACTAAACCAGATATGTTGTGGTTCTTAGATGCAGACATAGTTACATTTGAAAAGATTCCTATGTCGTGGTTAGAACATATTACACCAGACAGTGCATTTACTTCTTACCTAGGAAGACCCAAAAAAGGATTCTCTGAAACAGGATACTATGCTTTTAACACTGCCCACAAGTACGCAGATGAGTTTTTTAAAAGGTGGGAACAATATTACACAGAGGACTTGTTCTTTAATATACAAAAAGGATTCCTAAATCACTTTCCAATAGCAGGTTACACAGACTCATTTACGTTTGACGCAGTGCGAATTGAAATGGAACAGGCTGGAAAAATGAAAAACGAAGATCTAAATGACGGTAGATGGGCAGGCGACAGGAAAGCACGACACCCATTTATTAATTCAGAACTAGGACAATACATGGATCATATGAAAGGCTACTCTAGAAAATCACAAATGAGTTCTAAAAGAAGAGACCTTACTACCAAACAAACCCACCCATATTGGAAGACCCTTAAAGATTAAGTTTGTAAATATGGGCATGAAGGTTCTTATTACAGGTTGCCAAGGATTCATTGGTAAAAATTTAGCACAACATTTAAAGAAACAAGGTCACCATGTCACAGGCATAGACAAGAAACTAAAGGTAGGCGATCCAGTATACGTAGACGAGTTTGTAGGACACGACATGGAGCAGAGAATATCTATAGAAAATGATTTTGATAGAGTATATCATCTTTCAGCAGACGTTCCAAACTCTAAGAATGTTGGTTCAGCACAACTAGGAACAGGCAGAAGCAATCCTATACAAACAATTCAAGCAATGGATTTTGCGGCAAAGAATAATTCACATTTCATATATGCCGTTTCTGCAATGATATACAATACTGATTATCAGGGACACAACGGACCTGACCTAAACGAAGATGAACACATATGGCCAGCACAACCGGCTGGTAACATATACGGAATGGAAAAATTATACAATATGCAACTTGCACAAGAGTATGCAAAGAGTTACAATATGAAAGTTGCGTTACCAATATTCCATGCGATGTATGGACCTCATTGTGATATATTTGAAAACTCTAAAGTTGTTGCGGCAACGTGTTTAAAAATTTTAAAAGCAGATGACCCAGGAGAAATAGAAATATGGGGAGATGGAACACAGTTAAGATCTTTTTGTTACATAGACGACCTAATGGTTGGACTGGATAAACTCATAGAGAACGATGTTCAAATACCAATTAATATGGGATCTGATGAAGCAATTACAATGACAGCACTTGCAGAAAAGTTAATAAAGATATCCGGTAAAAAAATTGAAAAGAAATACTTACCGGCGGGACCTGCAGGATGTATGAGAAGAAACTCTGATAATACCAAGATAATGAAACTTACAGGATGGAAACCAAACTATCCTTTAGAAGAAGGTTTACGCAACACATACGAATATGTTAAGAGTCAAGTCTTGACAAAATAAGTTTCTTACTATACAATAGAAACATATGCCACTAACACCAATAGTTATAGAACAAACATCTAAAGGCGAAAGAAGTTATGACATCTTCTCTCGTTTATTAAAAGATAGAATTATTATGTTAGAAGGACCAATAGGTGAACACACTGCATCAGTGTTGTGTGCTCAATTACTATTTTTAGAATCACAAGACTCAAGCAAAGACATAACTTTATACATCAACTCCCCAGGTGGATTAGTTACTGCTGGTATGGCCATTTATGATACCATGCAGTATGTTTCCACCGATATACAAACCATTGTCCTAGGCCAAGCCTGTTCAATGGGATCCTTACTTGCATCTGCTGGTACAAAGGGCAAACGTCTAATGTTACCGCATTCAAGACACATGATACACCAACCACTAGGAGGTGCAAGTGGACAAGCAACTGATGTACAAATTAGAGCAAACGAATTATTAAGATGGAAAGATGAATTAACTAAAATCTATGAGAAGACAACAGGGCAACCGTTAGAAAAGTTAAAAGACGACATGGAGAGAGACAAGTTTATGACTCCACAAGAAGCAGTGGAGTATGGACTAGCAGACAAGATTGTTACTAATAGAGATGACGATAACAAAGAAGACTAGAGAGAAGAAGTTTTGGAAACTACTAAAGAAAGACACACGAACTAAAGATCCAGCAGAACATTTAGAGTCGTTTGTAGAAGGTTTACATAGCGAAGAGGATTATTGGATTAAAGGATATAAAAGATGGCAAAAGACAAACCAAAAACAAAACGACCCTACGTAAAAGTAAGACTTGTTCCTGAAGATGCAGATTCAAAGGACCATGCATTTTATTATTACGCATTCAAACCTGGTAAAGGTGAGAAGAAAAATCAAAAGTTAAGAGTAAGAAAATACGACCCTGTCACTCGAAAACATCGTTGGTGGGTAGAAAAAAAATTACCACCACACTCTAAAAACTAGTTGACCTACTAGTAAGTTATTGTTATTATTACACTATGACCGATTCAGACGAAAAACAAAGAGCATTAGATGCCACAATGGAAAACGAAGTTAAAGACTTTGGTCCAATGGTACAAATCTCAATCAAAGAGTACGACAAGTTAAAAGAAAGAGCAAATTATATCACAAACAAAGATATGATTGCTTGTATTGATAAGATTGAAGAACTTGTTAGAGCATTAAGAAAACATATCGTTAGAACAGACTTAGATTGATTGTTCAGTAGTTTTCGTTGGAAACTTCTTTCTTTGTCTTCTTTGATGACCTACAGTTTTATCTAGTGTCCAACCTAGTGTGTTTATTCCAGAGCGATCACAATCATTACATATTAAGTCTAACTTCTCTTTAGAAAACTCTTGAGCATATATTAGTTTGTGATACTTTGTTAAGTTTTCCCAAACACCTTTAATACCAATATCAAATATACTACCCATATCCCATTTCTCTTTAGGAAAATTACGATCGTAAGACATATCACAACAAAGAGCCGCCCTACCACTGACCATTATTTCCAAACGGTTTAATATTTTTCCTGCACTTAAACCACAGCCATTAACAAAACTTTCTTCAGACGGTTTCCAATTAGTAGGCTTTGTCCAGTCGTCATCACCTTTTCCTAATCTATTACTCATCCAATTCGTTTTTGCTTTGGCTCTGCCCCCACGAGCAAGTAGTTTTTGATACTTTTCAATTACTTTTGGAGGAGCCGACTTCTGGCTTCTATTTTTAATTGCAATATCCATCATTCCAGAAATCTCTGGATAGTTGTCTCTAACAAACTTTAAACTTTTAAATGTTCGTTCTCTTCGTACTTTCATTTGTTCCCAAACCTCTTCTTCTGTAAATCCTATAACTGAAATGAATATTTTTGATAATGTATGTTTGTATTTTTGTAAAAGATCACATTGTTTTTTGCCAAACGATATAGCATTTGTTGTAAGGCTAACAACTATCTTATGTTTGTCTGCTAGTTCTAAAACTGTTTCTAAATGAGGATTAACCAACGGATCAGAGTACCTCCATGGTAATATTGCTGAACCCCAGGCAGGAATATTATGTTCTTTCAATAGTTTTGCCCAATCCTCTATAAGATATGTAATTTGTTCTTTTGACATTTTCTCTTTTGTAAATGTTTTGTCCATTGCAAATTCTGTGTATGGACAACAGAAACACTGTGCATTACATAAATTAATTGGTTCAAACGCAACACACAAAGGGATTGGTGAATAGTACATAACAATATTTACTCCAATAAATGCAATTAATAACTGTACATAACTTTGCGATGTACATTTCTAAATATTAGTATGTACACTTTAGAGAAACGCAAACTTATCTACATAATGACTAGTAAACCAGTTTGGTTACACACTCATTGTCTTACACCCGGTCCTGGAACACCTTTATGGTATGATCCTTCGTGGGTGGTTGGTGTATGTGAATTATGCAAAATGGATATTGATTCTCAAGATTGGTTTAACGGATGTTCCTACAATCAATCGCAACGTAGACTATTTGATAACCTCAATAGCAACAGGAAGTATTGGTACAGCAATTAACACATTACGTTCTTCTGGATCTGTTTCTACTTTAGGTAATATAAAGGTTGTGTTAACAGTAGCACAACTTACTAATAGTAGTGCTAGGAAAATATATTTCATTTATTCCCAAGATTCTTTTTCTCTGTATGCTTCTTCGTGTCGACCCATTATGTCTAGGATTTCCCAAGTACCGTCTTCTTTAATTCTAACTTTAGCATCTACTTTGTCACACGTCATAGTAAACACAGTTGCACCTGGATAATTTTTACTTCTTTTCTCTGGATCTCTGTAATCTCTTTCTGCTTCTCTTTTGTTCTTTAAGCAATCTAATAAGTTTTCACTTGCTCTATGATCAACTAATACTCTTGTTCCATCTTCAGCAATAGCAAAAATACAAACTGCAAACACAACACCATTTTCAGGTTCTGATGAACTGTCTTTGTGTTCTTCAATCATTATTTTCTCTGCTGGTTTATGTTCGTGATCGTGTTCTAGATTACATTGATTCGAATGGTCTCCTTCACCACAACCGTTACAGTTTGCTAGTGCAACTGTTGTAAACAAAATCATTATTGTTAAGAATGTAAACAAAAACTTTTTCATATTAGTGTCCAGAGTGTACTTTGATTATTCTAAATCCGTATTTTGCTTGAGTATCTTCTTCTATATCAGCAACTAAAATTTTGCATTGGAACTGTACTCTTTCTGCTTTGCCGTTTGAATCCATTTGTCTTTGTGCTATCCTTTTTGATTTCATACAAGCAGATAAGTTTGGTTTGAAAACGTGTTCAATCATTTTGCCGTTAAGGTATAATATTAAACCAATTACGCCTTCTCTTTCTAAATGTTTTTTACCTGGTGTGTATCCTGCAATTGAATTTGTAATTAATACTAATGAAATAATTATTGTTGCTAATATTCTAGTGACCATTTGAATTTTTAATCTCCCTTTGTCCGTCTTTTAATTTTTCAACGTCTGCTCTTAATGTTTTTACATCTTCTTGTAAACGTTTAATGTTAACGCCGTTGTTCATCATGTCTTCCATACGTTCACTCATTTTTTCTAATTGACCTGCTATGTGTTCAATAAGCATGAATTGTTCTGAGTCTGCTGGTGGAGAACCTAATTCACCACGCGGCCATTTAATACGGAATTCATTATTCTTTTCAATGTCGCCCCATAGTCTTTCACTAACTTGAGTTAAATCTTTTTCTGCCAATTGTGCTTTAGTTTCTAAATTGTTTAATCTTTCAATGACACCAAAGTATGCCCAGACACCAACGGCAACTGCCGCCACAATGGACAGCAAGTTTCTCATTGGCATTGATATTGATGTCTGGTCGCTTATCTTCATTTTCTTTTATTAATTCTTTTCTTAAGTGTATACTTTTTGCCTTTTATTGTGTATATCCTTTTTTTCTTTTTAGGTGCTTTACCGCCTACCCATGCTTCGTTAAAATCTTTAGTAGACTTGTCGTCCGCTTTATAACGGCCGCGTTTTCCTCGTGCTCGTTTAGGTTTTGTTACTAGGTCATCATAACCAATAATACTCGCCCACGAGATCTTTTTTAGCCATCCAAACATAAAAATACTCCTTTACTTTTTAAATGGGTTCAAATTTTTAATACCTTTGCCTGCACCTTTAACTTTACCACTAACTTCTTTAGTAATACTTTTTCCTAGATCTTTTGCTTTACCTAGGACGTTAGGTACCTTGACTTTAGGCATTTTTATTTTTGGCATCTTAAACATATTATTTCTTCTTTATCCAGTTTAACGGATTAACTTTTTCTCCTAAGTTTTCCACTTTTTCGTTAACCCACCAACCTACTATGAAGCCAACAATAAATCCAATTGTTAAAAACATATAGTTCTCCTTTAACTACCCTTATTTACCTTATTGACAGTTAGGATAATTTGTAATATAATATACGCATATAAATAACAATATGAAATTACTTACATTATTAACCGCTTCAATTATGCTTGTAACAGGGTGTTCTATACCTAAAAACCCTGAACTAGTGTTTGGAAAAAAATGTCAAGTATCTGGAGACCAAGTAAGTTACTCTTGGGTTTGGATACAAGATAAAACTATGGATAACAAACCATCAGTTGAAGCGTGTGAATCATTACCTAAAAAAGACTAGTCATGTATAAAATACTGATACTGGCCTACATGATAGGACAAAGTCCTATTGAAACCCAACAAACGTTTCAAATGCAAAGAACATTTGATACAATGGAAGAGTGTAAAGCAGAACTAACACTTATGGATCCTGACAGAGGAACTTATGATGTCCTTTGGGAATTTGTGAACGATGGAAACTTTAAATGGGATTGGTTAGTAGCAGGTTGCAAAAATGATGAGACAGGCGAAGAGTTTCGTATAGAGCCAACATATCCCAAAGGTAAACCTAAAGAATTAGAAGGTCTAGATTTTACTGACGATAGATTAGCAGTTTAGTCTACTGGATCAACCTTTTTTTCACAACTTCCAGGAGCAAACATACAACCTAATACATTTGCAATCCCTTCCATTTTCATGATAGTAGGTACGTCCAATTTCTTTTCTACTTGTGGATCCGGTTGAGAAGTTTCAAGACCTTTTGTTTTTGCACAACCATTTAATCCAATAAAGATAAGCAGTACAAAAAGTATCCATATGACTTTTGTTTCAATTTTTTTATTCATTAACAATCCCCTTGACCATTTATTTAATACTAATTGTGTTGGTAAAATCTGATGATATTATTTTTGGAAACCCTTGGCAATACGTCCTTTATTAGGTCCAGCCTTAATTACGTATTCTCTTGTACCATTACCGCCAATGTTTACTTCTTTACGAAGAAATCGCATAAGGCCCATTTCTTTTGATTGTTTCGCCTTTGCTTTTTGGTACTGTGTATATCCTTTTAAATCTCTCATGGAAAAAATATTTATACGTTTTATGCAAACCAGATATGCGTCTAGAACATACCCAAAAACAATGGTAATCTAAGCGGGTATATAGTTACTCCAGACACACCTTTACCATGCGTGTACGCCGCTCTATGCACGTTTAAACGGTAGACTTATCCAGGTTTATAGTGTACTATAATGCATATGAATACGTTATATACTCTAGCAGGAATAATAGCAGTATCAATCATAGTTGGTGGATTATGTTATTTCCTTGTTAGATTGGCAATGTAGTTTACGCCCCCATGGCTCAACTGGTAGAGCAACTGATTTGTAATCAGTAGGTTGGTGGTTCAAGTCCATCTGGGGGCACCACAAAAACACATTCTAAACAACTCTACGAGTTTTTTGGTAATTAAGGCGAACTTGGTGTTTTTGGTATGGCTGGTTCAGGGGCGGTAGTTCAGTCGGGAGAACGCCTGATTTGCATTCAGGAGGTCGTGGGTTCGATTCCCTCCCGCTCCACCAATATAAAAGATATAATAGTGTTATGAATAAGAAACTTATAAAACAACTTGGTAATCCACTAGGGTGGTTATATGTTATCCTTGTAGTGTGTTTACTGTACATAATATCTAATAACTCAAAAAGAATTGCTGATCTAGAAGCACAGGTTAGTTTTTCTCAAGAAGAAACTGAGCAGGTAAGACGTTTAGGTCAAGCACAAGTAGATGCTATGCAAGATGAAATTGCTGTTCGCGATGATGCATTGATGGGTGCTAACAGTGAGATCACGATGCTAGATGATATGCTAGGAAGAATGAAAGCACAGTCTAACGAAGCAGAAAAAAACTTAGATGAAGTATTTGAAATACTTGCTAATACCAAACAAGAGTTAAACGATACAAAAACACTATTAGATGTTTGCATGGCGCAAACGCCAACAGAATAGACCATAATTAAAACGGTCCCTTCGTCTAGTGGTTAGGACAGCGGTTTTTCATACCGCAAACAGGAGTTCAATTCTCCTAGGGACTACCATTAGACAATTTAAATATCATTGTGAAGACTAAAGTATTTTATAAGGTAAAACTAAAAGCAGGTAAAGAAAATGTTCCTGTGAGGTTAGCAAAAATTTTGCTAAAAGATGAATCGCCTTTGATAAAATATCTCAGCGATAACAGAGCATTAATTTGGTCATATTGGCCAAGTACTGAAACTTTAGTTGCTAAAGCAGATGAGAAACATCTAATGATTGGTAAAATGATGTATCCTGATATGTTTCCAAATAGAGGCAGAATGGGATTTATGGAACTGTACATTTCTAGATTGATAAACAAAAAATTAAAAAAGTTACGAGTATGGAAATAGGACACTGGGCAGATAAAAAAATTCCTGCAAACGAAAACAACGAAGGCATCAAAGTTAATAGTCATGGATATAGATGCCGAGAATGGAATCCTATGCCAGATGGAAAAAAGAATGTAGTTATACTTGGTTGTTCGCATACGTTTGGAGTAGGACACCCAGAAGACACTCATTGGGTAGCACATCTTTCAAAACACAATACAAAGTTATTACGTTATTGGAATCTTGCTGTGCCTGGATGCTCTGCAGATAAAATGACTCGTATACTGTATGGAGCAGAAAAAATTTTAGAACCAAAAATTATTATTTGTTGCTGGCCCAGTAGTAGTAGACGAGAACGTTTAGAACAAATTCCTATTAGTACAATGGGCACTGACAAATACAATAGATTTGAAACAGACGAAACAGACAAACAAAACTTTCTTAAAAATCTTTTCTTTATTGAAAAGTTTGCTGAAAAAAATTCAGCAAAAACATTTCACTGCTTTGCAGACGAAACAAGAGAGATGCCAGAAGGATTAAGTGTAATGGATTATGCAACATTAAAAAGTTGCTGGCCACCGTGGGATAAACATCATTTACCTGAAGCACGTAGAGATAGAATTACTGATCCTAATATTGCACAGGACGGAATACACTATGGCGAAAAACATCATAAAGCATTTGCTGAATTGTTTTTAAGTCGGTTTGCTCAAAAACTTAGATAATTGTTAATATTAATTTTTCTTATATAGTCTTGTCTTTTAATATAAAGATCAAGTTGTTCAGTATTGTCTTTGTCTATTGCTATCTTATTTGCTATGTCTCTACACACTGCATACGACGAGTTGCTTAATTTCTCTTTAGCATTTAACGTAAGTTTGTTTTTATATTTTACATTCAAAGCATCAGGCTCGTTTAAAAATGCCCAGTCGTGATCAATATTATTCTCAGTAGCAAAATCTAAAATGTTTGGCAAGTTTTCTACATTAAGACTGCTTACAGTTGTCCAAAAGTTTAATTTTAATAATGGAAATTGTTTTTGTAATTGCTTGTATGCTTTTACACTCTTAATATAATTTTTCCATTTTATTGGCCAACGTACATAATCATGAACATCACCAACTCCATCAAAACTTAATGTTACAATAACCATAATTCTATTTCTAAGTATTGCTTCTAGTTCTTTAATCATTCTAGAACCATTAGTATTCATTCTAACAATTTTTGTATTTGTAGGAAGGTTTGCTAATATTTTTTTATAATTTTTACTTGCAGTTGGTTCACCACCATTAACATCTACTTCCAGTATTCTGTTTTGTGGCAGTTGCCAAAACTTTTCAAAGTTATTAATACGTGTATAGTCTTTTGATTCGAGGCTTCCTATCTTTGTGCTTAATTTTGAATTACAAGTTTGACAAGCACTGTTACATATGTTGTCTAATACTCCACCTACTACTAGATAATTTTCTTTAACAGGATGAAGTAGTTTGTGTCTATCGATACTTTTGGTTCTAATACTTGTTCCGTTTACTTCTTCTGTCTGTTGGCAACGATGGCATTCATCTGGCCATTCGTCTTTGGACATTGTGTCTTTTATTCCTTGTAACCATTTGCTATTGTCCAAGTCGTTAAAAGTTTTAAACCCAATAGCATTACGCATATGTCCGCACTTACCTATTGTGCCATCTTGGTTTAATCTTACAAAGTGATTAAGTCTTGGACAGTACATTTAATAAATCCTTTAGGTTAATTGTTTTATCCATATAGTTGTCCCAAATTTTATAATCTTGTGCTAGGTTAAATTCTATTTCTCCTATTTTTTCGTGTTGCTCGGGTGTTATCTCAGGAAATTCTAAATGCGGAATTTTTCTATCTGGTATTAGATCAAGCAGTTGCCTAGAGTTCTCAAATTTTATTTTACCACTGTAATATCTTGCTAAACCATTTAACCACCAAAACTGTTGTACAAAATGTTCATTTGTTAATCCTTTAGTTTTTATTTGTTCTAAAACTTGGTCATAATCCAAATTTGGATCTTTTCTTCTTTCAAATGCTATGTAGGAATGCACACCAGCAATGAATCTTTCCTTTGGTTCTCTGATATAAGTTGTAATTGTTTCACAACGTCTTACTTGCTCGTTAAACAGCATTTTACATTTGTTTCTTTTAGCATACTGCTTTAGACTAGAACTGCCATTTTTAAAAATTGGGTAAACAAATAGGTCTTCTTTTATTTGAATAACTTGTATCATTTTGTGTCCAATATTGTAATTTCCATAAGCATTGGTATTTAAATATGTTATATGAAGTCTTATTTTATTTTGGATTGTCCTAAATTACAAAAAATCTCAGATAGTCTATATGGGTATTATAAAGGTATTACGGCAAATAATCAACCCAAAGAATTTTGGACATTTTGCACACGAGAACAAATTAAAAATTACTTTGCAATACCCAACTTAGAACTTAAAAATTGGTTTGATAGTTTAGGTTTAAAAGTGAGAGATATGAGTTTTACTGTGTGGAACGAAGAAATACAAACAGTACCTCACGTGGATGAACCCCCGGTGGTTGCTAAAATTAATATACCTGTGTTAAACACCAAAGACACTTACAACGTTTGGTTTGATGAGAATAAAAACGAAATAGACAGAGTTGAATGTACTAAACCAATTGTGTTACGATCTGATATAATGCACACAGTTGAAATAGGCAAGGATGCCAAGTATCCTAGAATACAATTTAGTTTTTGTTTCTATAACGAACCTCTTCACTTATTAAAGTAGGACATTCAATAAATCTATCGTTACGTTTCCAAATACGTTGAATAACTTGATTTAGATATAAGTTATAATCAATATTATCAGGATGTGTAGGAGTAAAAATATTTTGTTCATCAAAGTTTTTCATTACTCCCCAATCTTCAATTTTGTTTAACCAAACATTATCAGCACCGTATTTCTCAGCAAGGTCAATAATTTTTTCCATTTCATGATAGTTCTCTTTTTGTACTACAAAGTGTAAAATAAATGTAAAGTCGTGTTTTTGTTTTAGTTCAGAAATGCATTGTAAGTTACGATTAATTTTTTCCCAATTACCTCCCAGTCGTAATTTTTCATATGTTTCTTTTGATGCACCATCAATACTGACTCCTAGTTCTTCTAAATTTTTTATCACGTGTGGCACCCGAGTATGAAAAGATTCAAACATCAATGCATTTGTTAGTATTGAATATTTTATATTATCACGTTTGGGTGTATGTTCCATGAAGTATCTGTATATGTGCGAAGCAAAAGGATCACCATCTGATCCTATGTGTACCTGTAATGGATAGTAATATGATTCCAACCAATCGTTTATTTTGTCAGCGAGTTTCTTTCTTCTTTCGTATTCAGCAACTCTATTTTTATCTTCTGGATCTTCTGAGTTGCTGAGAAACAACATTTGTTTTCTGCAACTAGGACATCTTAAATTACAAGAGTCATCTATGGCAAGTCTTAGATGCTGTATGCGTTCCGGCTGGCCATGCAATACAGCACCGGCTTTTATGTAAGAACACTGATGCTCGTTGCAGTAACGATATGAGCCATCTGTGATAGAACTCTGCAGATGTTTACGCATATCATTACGATTAATAATTTGATGCAGTGTTTTGATTTGTAAATTACCTATGCTCTGTGGCAACCACGATGTGCATTCACAAGCATAGCACGAACCCTTTTTGTCTATCAGCAGTGTGTCAAACGGCCGTGGACATCGCTTTGGTATTTTCAGGTCCTTCGCAGTGTCTATTTTGTAGTGTTCAAACAGTCTTTCATTAATCATTACTGCTATTTAAAGTGGTTTTGTCAACAATAAAACTTTACCAATCCATACACATATAGGTTGTAATTCCTAATAAATAGTGTTACAATCCGGAGCGATCATCGGCCGATGGTCGCACATTCATGATACAGTAAAGGAGAAATACTATATATGAAAATAACTAAGAAAAAAGTAGGCCTAGGTGTGATAGTAATAATCGCCCTTGGGATACTATGGAGTGTGTTAAAACCCGCTCCTGTCGAAGCGGCTGATGTAGATTTTACATTTGGTGCGGAAAAGGCGATTGATGCAAATACAAATAAGATGTATTTGGATTCTTCAATTGGTTTACCATTAGGTGTAATAGGTACATCTGGTGTCAATTATGATGTGGATAACAGCATGAACGCCACGTTCGAATCTTTTGAATTAGATTTTGACAAAGGTGTGACCGACAGATTATCTGTTTACTCCAGATCTGATTTCGATATCAATCTTGATCATACAGACACTACACTAGGATTTAAAATTAAATTCTAATATTAGATTGTAAAGGCGGTTAGTTCAAAGAAGGACAGACCGTCTTTACGCATTTTTACGCATTCGCGTAATTTTTAAAAAACGCATATTTGGTAATTGACGCTTATTGCTCTTCGTCTGAGTGAAGTTCGTTAAGCAGTTGTCTTAGTTTGCCACCTTCAACAGTTGCTTTAACTTTACCAATGTCATCACCTTTTGTAGGATCAGGTACTTTTGGTTGTGCATCAGTTTTATCTGTGCTTACTTTTGATTTTTGTTTTAACGAATCGTATACTAAATTTTTTGTTTTACTATGTTGATTATAGTTTTCTTCTTCTGCCAAATCTCTAATTCTTAAACTGTCAACATCGAATTCTAAATCAACTTTTTGCCCAACACCACTTGAACTTCTAGTTTTCATAAACTGTATTTGATATCTACCACGTTCCTTCATTGCTCTACTTGTAAAGATACCAATTACGTTATCTGCTGTTTGTATTTTAGAAAGTCCGCCTGCTATGTGAGAGTGATCAAATTCTATTTCTTCAACACTTGCTCTGTTCAATTGTGATGCAGTTGCTAATAACATTTGTGATTCTACTGCATAGTTTCTAAGTTCTTCTGATACATATTTGTCTTTAATAAACAAGTCTGCTGGAGATATTCTTTTAGATTTTGGCATCATTAAATCTAAATAATCAATCAGTATACAATCAATTTTCTTTTTAGTTTTTAGTTCAAGTTCTTTAACATATGTTCTTACGTCTAATATTGTACTACCACTTGGCAAGTATTTGATAAACAATAATCCGGATTTTTTTCCTAACATCTTAACTTTCATTTCAACATTATCTATTTCTGGAAATACTTTACGTGTTGGTATGTTAGTCATCATTGCATCCAATCTCATAGAAGTAAGTTCTTCACTTAATTCAAATGAGATGTACACAGTATTCAAACCAGCAGTTGACCAATTCACTGCAAGATTCTGTAAGAATAAACTTTTACCTGCGCCTGATCCACCTGCAAAAATGTTTAGTTCTCCTCGGTTAAAACCACCGAACAGTTTCTTATCAATGTTTGGCCAACCTGTGCTGACTTGTCCATTAGAGTTTTTAAGTTTCTCTAATCTACCTTTTGGATCTTCGAAGTAGTCTGTACCAAGATCTTTTGTCAGTCCAACACTTACCGCTTGTTTAACCATGTCCTCTACTGGAGCATAGTCTCCTTTTTCTAGTAAGTCTGCTGACTGTAAAATTGCACGTTCAAGTGCTTTATGTCTGGAAAACGTTTCAAATTCATCTAGTAACCAATTGAAATGACTTGGATCTAAATCTTTTGCTGATTTTAATTTAATATCGTGTTTAGCATTAACCTGTTCAACGTCAGGCATAACTTTGTATTCTTCCATGTAGTCTTTAATAAATTTTGCAATAGGTTGCAACTTTCTATCAAAACTTGCTGGAGTAAAAATATTTTGTGCTCTAGCAAAAGATTCTGCATCTGCTAGTAACATTTCTAAATATAATTTTTGTACATCAAAGTTATAATCAGCCATACATCTTTCTCTTTAAATCTATTTTTAGTTTACTACTTTCAGTTGTTTTTAATATTGATTGTATAGTAAACAGTCTACCGTATTTTAACACAGCATCCGCGACATCTTCAACCTTATTATCCCATTCTGGAAAAGCAACAGACCAACCAAACTCCATTGCTTGATCTACTAATTTTTCACCTGGTTTATCTCTGTCCGGCACTACAATTACCTTTCTATTAAGTCCATCAATTAACTCTCGCTGTATATCATTTACCTCTGAACCCAACACACTCACTCCAGAAACGGTAATTGCATCAAATGGTCCTTCAGTCACAATAACAAATTTTCTTGTCCAATCTTGTGCGTCCATATTAAAAACGTAACCAGGTTGCACATCAGTATAGTATTTTATTCCGCTGTCATTATTAAAAGAATGTTCTTGCAATCTTCTTCCTGTATATCCAACTATTTCGCCTTTCCAAAAGAAAGGAATAATAACTCTATTGTGCATATCAAAAAAAGGATCTGATGAATACATAAAGTCATACCAGTCAGCACCAATGCCTCTGTCTTCTAAATAAGTTAATAAATGATTTATTTTTTCTTTTTGTAAATTAGTTAATTGTCTTTTATTAACATATCTTTCTCCATCCCAAACTTTTTTATCAGGAAATCTTTCTAGCCACCATTCTAACTTACGTGAATTAATTGGCAATTTTGTTTTGTTAAAACCTATAAATTTTTTCTTTTGAAATGTAGTACCACCTGATTCTTCAAGACGTATTGCTTCTATGGCTAACTTTTGAATTGTATCACTTGGTATGCCAATGTAACTCATAAAAGTTCTCATACGTTGAGTTAAACGTCTGCCAACTATATAACTTGCCTTGTATCCACAGTTAAAACAATGATAAGATATTGTGCCGTCAGCACTATTCATTATACCACCACGTTTCTTTTTGTCTTGAGTCTCTCCGTTATGAATGCAACAAGGTGCATTAAAAGAAATCCACCCAGATGGTGTTTTCTTTTTGTTCGCAGGTATGGACGTCAGAATTGTATTCTGGATCAGGTTCATAATTTATATTTTACTGTCTATAAAGGATTTTGTCAATCTTACCAGTGTTATCAGTTGCATTATCCCAACTAATTCTTATATAATGGTAAACACCGGTAAAGTTATAATAGTAAACTTGGCTTGTAGATATAATATACGATACAGTACTTGATGCTTCACCATCTAAGGTAATATCAAAATAATCTGCATCAGCAGGACTTGAAGCCATTGTGCCTTGCACTTTAAAATCTCCTGCAAAATCTTGAGTGTATACAGCAATCGTGTGTAATGCTTTGTTATTGTTAGTACCTGGTTTAGCATTAATTGAACCAGATGTTTTTGCTAATGGTCCACCAGTACCTGTAAATTGTGTAACTGAGGTACTTGCATTAAACTGTGGATAAGCACCATCTAGCACTTCAATAGTACCAGCACTGACATAACTTGTATCTGCATAAGTTACCACAGTACTACCATCTGTAAGAACTTCTTGTATAGAATACTCATAAAATTTTGCATCTAAAGGTTGTAAATCGCCCTCTGTGATTTCTACACTAGCAGTTCCTTTGCTGTCTATAGTTGATCCGTCATCTAGTATTTTTAAAGTTCTTGTAACTACTGCTTTTTTGCTCTCAGTATCTACAATATTGAACGTATAAGTCTTACCAACTATGTCCTGTTTCTTTTGATCCTCGTTTTTAAAGGTAAACGTAATTGGGTTATACACACCTCTATACACCTGTAGACGTCTATCGTACACTTTTGAGTTCCTTCCATGATAACCATTTTGGTAAACGATTACCGAGTTTGTGAGTAAATACCTTTGTATTGTTTGCATAGTACATATTTAACAATATTTATGGACAGAGGATGAACGAAATTTTTAAGACATTAAGAGATAAATTCCCATTTTTAAGCCTAATACGTAAGGGCGACTTAGAGTATGTTGGTATTGTACAAAACCAAGACAATAATGTAATAAGTTTCTATGACTACGGTAGATTAATGAGTCCGCAGGATAAAATGAGATTTTTGAAATGTGGTGAAATTTGGTGGTATGAGTCTAATAGAAAACTACCAATTAATATATTCCTTAAAGGAGATTTTCGTTACTTCCGTACAACTCTAGTAACATTAAATTCAAAAGATATTCAAATAGTAGAAGGCCCTACTGTAAAACTTTCTGAAATTTCAAAGAAACGAATAAAAAGAAGAACTATCCAATTAGTTAGAAAACCTATCTAGTTTTCTTTTTTTCAGGAAGTATAGCACCTGTTGTAAGATAGTGTAATGTTAAAGGACTATCCGGCTGATAACTGTTATACTTTGAGCGATGATTGGATTTCTTGTTCTTTGATTTTTTAGTGAGTTTACGTTTCCTGTGTTGCACTAAAACTATATTTATCACGAGCAATTAAATTCATCTGAACTACGATTGCCTGTGCATAAGCAACTGCGTGTGATTTTTTAAAGAAATAACTGCCATCTGCTGGCCTAATCCAAACCTCTTTTAAAATATCATCCCACGGTGCATTTACAAGATATCTTTTTGCTGGACGTATAATTGCTAATACAGCCGCAAGTTGTTCTATAGTTTTTGGTTGTAGTTTTGAAACAATACTGAAATGACCATTTAAATGAAATAGTTCATCAACTATTGTTTGATCTTTAAGCATATCCCAATTAGGTTCTTGTATCATTAGTTCTACAAGTTCCTGTTCTGATTTTACATTTTTATAAAGATTAACATTTAAACAATCAATTTTAAAATAGCCTCTGTCTTCTGCTTTTTTATAATCAAGTGTTGCGTGTCCTGTTACTGGATGTTCTGGTACTGCATGAAAGTAAACACCAGTTTTATGTTTTTCGTTTGCTTTCTCATTGATAATTGATGCAGGAGTATGTTTAAATAATTTTAATACACCGTCTCTATCAAAAAAATCTATATCTACATCAGGCATTAGTTTAACGTCCTTTTAGTTTTTTTTTCTTGATACTTAATAAATTCTTTTCTTGTACCAGGCTTTAAAATTTCTAAACACTGTAACATTTTATGATACCCAATACTTTCTTTTACTTTTAAATTCATATCTGGCATACACACTTTACCAATTTCTCCAGTGTGTTTAATGTGTAATATCATGTCTCCTTCTTCCAAATCAAAATCTAATTCGTCATCAATATCAATTTTAACTCTACTCAATTTTTGCCTCCTTGGCTGTTTCTTGTACAAATAATAAATCTGCTGGATAACTTTTAAACTTTGAATTCCAAAACTCTGGACTAATATATCTAGCAGTTAATTGTAATTGTTCGTCACTAAACGATTTTAACATTTTTTTTCCTGCGTTGCAACCAAGAACTATCCACGGAGATATCTTTCCTTGTTGTATATGTTGTACTGCTCTATTAGTGTTTACTAATCTAAAGTAGTCACTCCATTGTGCATTTTGTTCTCCTGCCCAGTCCATCATTGTTGCAATACTTCTTTGCAGTGCCGCCTCAACCGGTTCTACTTTTAATGTATCAATTAGATATGCTTCGTATAAATTATCTCTTGCCCAATGATCTAATTTAATTTTTGATAATATTACATAGTCTATATATTTTTCTGGATACAGTGGATTTATATGCATCATAAATCTACCAAATTTAACAAACGCATTGTAGTATGCTGAACTACAAAAATCTTCATATGTTTTTTCTTTCATATTGTTTTGATGTATTTGATAAAATCTTTGAAACACCATAAAAGCATTCTGCACCCACTTCTCATTTTTTTGTAGATATCTTCTTTTAGGTTCGCAAAGATGCACTTGTAAAGTTCTTTCTCGTGCAAATTCTTTATCGCAATAGGTACATTTATTTAGATTCGATGCCATGTGCCTCCAGCAACTCTTCAAGTTCTCTGTCTGTAATTACTTTGTCTAATGCTTCTAAGTCCTCAGTATTCCATGTTGGATAAATTTGTTCTAGTTGTTGTAAACTTTTATTTGAAACACGTTTCATAGGTTTTATCCATGGATGAAATTGTTGCTGTAATGCTCCACACATAGAAGTTAATACCCAGCATAATTTTTTGTGTTTGCTAGATAATGCAAACAAATTTTTATTAACACATTCGTTTACCATTTCTACATAGTGTTCAACATAAAAAGGATCTTTAGATGAAACACTTGAAGCATATCTCATCAACATAAAAGGAGAATACAACGACTTTTCATGATCGTCTATTCTATCGTAGTAGTCTTTGTTTCTGTAGTCTACTGCTTTAAGACCATTCCGAAGTTCGAAAAATTTCCTTTTGCTTTTCTCTGTCATATTTTAATCCAAACATTGTACACTCTTTTGCTGTTGGAAAATAGAGTGTAAGTTTATTATTTCTCATTTTTAATTCTGTAAATTGCATTTTTTCTTTTCTCATCCACGTAAACAAATCCACCGGCCAATATCTATCCATCCAAACATATGCACCTTGTATTTTCATTACCGGTGCTTCAATGCTGACGTGCTTTCTACCAGACCGAGCCATAATCAACCATTTCACATTGTCTTGAAATATCTTTTACAAAATAAGCACAAATAGGTGTTGGTCCGTTTGTTAAAGGAACAGCAAGTAGTTGTCCTGATTTAATTTTAGGAAAATACCATTTAACCTCAGTGTAAATATCTACAACATCAATAGGAAAGAAATCTGGTTTAGCACTTGATAATGGATTAAATGTGAATGCATCAAACCCTCTATCATTTAAACTTGTGATTGGTAGCACGTGCATTTCTGGTTGTCCTTGCTCACCTATTAACATTTTCCAATCCAAAGGCATTTTTATTTTATATTTTCCTATTTGTAACACTGCCGCCGGAGCATTAAAACTTTCTAAAAATATTAAAGGTATGTAAAAGAAATCTGGATTCTCAGGATCTGAATTATCCATTACAGCAAATCTTAATTGTTCATCAACATATTCAGGTATTTTTTCTAATGTGTATGTTCTATTTTCCAGTGTAAGGATTTTCATAATCTATCTTTTCTATATTATACGGATAATTTGCCTCTTTGTAAAACTTTTTTCTTTGTGTTAAGTGTCTTTTTGCAAACTTGCAACTGCTGGTAATATCCCAAATCTGCACATTGTCTTTATCTTCTGCTTTACGAATACCTCGTCCTATGCTCTGTATAACTCTTACGAAAGACTTGCCAGGTTCAATAAGAACAAGATTGAATATCCTAGGAATATTAATACCAACAGATGCGACCCCATAAGTCGCAATAATGATTTTGTTTTGTGTTGTAGACACTTCATCGTAGTGTTCTTTCCTTTCTGTATTTTTAGTTGATCCTGATATAAACACAGAATCTTTTAATTTTTTTTGTAGTATTTCTCCCGCGGATATTCTGTCTACTAAAATTAGTGTGTTTCCTGATGAAGAAATATCTTTTATAGTTTGTGCAATCCAGGTCATCCTGTTGCTATCCGTAGTTAGCCATTTTAATTCTTCTTGGTAGTTTTTGAACATTGGGTGGTCTTGTGTTTGTAAAATATTTACATGGCATTGTGCAAGTACACCCTTGTCTTGTAATTCTTTAGCAGGAAGTTTGTTTATAACTTCACCAATAGAAACTTTAATACCCATAAATTCAAATTCTGCTTTAGGTACTGTGCCTGTTAATCCCCAACGTATACCGCAGTGTGCAAATGGTCCTGTTAATAATCTTTTAAGCACATCTGCTTTTGCCATATGTACTTCGTCTATTATTACAGTATTAATACCTTCGCAAAATTCTTTAAACTCAGTGCTGTGTTGATCTTTTGATCTTTTTTCTAATACATTTAAAGATTGCCAAGTTGCTATTGTGTTATATCTTCCTACTTCTTTTCTATCTCCAAAATAAACACCTGTATCTAAATTACAAGCAAGAAAGTCTTCTTCTGTTTGTGTAACTAAACTTTTGTTTGGAACTATTGTTATTGTACGTCCATAAGGTTCAACCAACTGGCACAGTGCCGCAGTAATAATGGTCTTACCTGCACCAGTGGCGATCTCTTGTATACATTGTGGGTTTTCTATAAACTTGTTTATAGTTTCCACTTGATAGTCTCTTAATTCTATATTTTGTCCAGCACATGGATGATTCTCTGGCCATTGTATATTAGACAAATAATCTTTGTTTATTGCATTAAATTGAAAATCGTGTTTAGTTCTTTGATCCTCAAAGTCAACATATACTCCTGCTTCTTCAAGTATAGGAAGTATTTGTTCAACAAGACTCAAATATGTTGTACCACCTAAACCAAAAAATGCAATTTTACCATCCCATCTGCCTAACTTAACAGAGGGTAAATGAAATGCATATGGAACTTGGTATTTGAATTTATTGTGTAAACGTTGTCTCCATTTAAGATCTAGATTCTCAAATTTTACGTTTACTTCGTCTTTAATTACTAATTTACACGAACTCATAGTTTTATTATAATGTTATCATGCCATTCCCAACTTGATGGCCTATGATCATTATAATACAACGTTTTAGGTAAAGAATCAAGAAATCTTTTTAGGTTGTCTGTTCCAGCAGTGTAATAACCGCCGCCTATAGCAATTAGTGATGCTTTTGGTTTTATTTTTGATTTTATTAATGCTCTTGGTATTCTATTTCTTACAAATATTACTTTTGTTTCTTTGTCAATATATTTGAATTGTTTACTCAATTGATGAACTTCATATAATATTTGGAATTGTGATTCTTCCATTTTACCTACAATATTATCGTTGTATTCGCAGTGTTCTTCTGTTGGTTTTTTTGGTTCTTTAATATCAAAACCAAAAGACATATTTTTGTTTTCTATACCATGGCGTTCAAATGTTTTTAACCATTGTGACCATTCATCTGCATCTTCTTTTGAATTAGGATCGCCACTTACAGGCATAACAATAGGAAAACAATCTAGTTCTGATAGTCCTGCAAGTACATCATCTCTGCTGTATTCGTTTCGGTCAATCCATAGTTTATGATAACTTCCGTGAGCAATTTTGCCACCTAGTTTTGACCAGGCCTTAACTTTAATATTTCTAGGATCAATACCAAAGTTTTTTAAACTATCAACTTGTAATAATATTTTTTTATCTTTTAAATTGTTATTCCAATACTCGTCTAATGATTCAGATGCATTATCAATTACAATCTGGTCTCCAATAAGTCTTGCTTTAGGTTGTTTGTAGCCTTCAATTTCTTTTCTTACTGTGTAGTAATCATCAAGTAATGTTTGATCAACAAATTTAAAATCGTATCTAATTGCAATTAAAGTTAGATAATATGTTGTAACATCAGTTTGTTTAAACGTCCACACTTTAGATTCACCTTCGTATTTTGCATATCCACCCGGTAATCCTTTTTTATCTTTTAGATGTCTAATTAACGTAACAATTTTTTTATTGTAAGGAAAACGTAGTTCTATTTTTGGTTCTTCGTCTGTGTCGTCAATATATTTTTCTATGCTTTTTACAAAACTTATTACCCTAAAAGGCTCTTCATATTTTGGACTATCTAATAAACTTTTAATATCCATACCATGTTTTTGAAACTTTGTTAGGTATCTTTTGAGAATTACCAGTGCTAATTTGGCCTGTTTTTCAGTCCAAGCATACTGAGCCTCCGCTAGAGATTTTACAGTTTCAAAATCTTTGTGATGAGGCTTAATCAGTGTATTTGGCGTTTTTGGGCCATGGTGCCAAAAATAATCATTATATGCTAATATTTTAAGTGCTTCGTTAATAGTTTTTGGGTTTTCTGTATGCATTTCGCTCATGTGTTTCTAGATAATTAATAGTATAACATAATGGTAATTTTTGTCAACCTATGAAAAAACGTGTAAAAAGTCAAAGAAAAACACTAAAAAAACAGTTTAAGAGAACTCTAACTGTTAAAGAAGGAGTGACTGCATATAAACCCACTCCGTTAGTTGCGGCACACTGGTATAGAAGATTAAATCAGTTGCTATTCAACAATAGATTAAGTGGTTGCGAAATACAAATTAAGAAACTACATCACGACTGGGGCAGATGTGTTGCTGATTGGGACAATAGACATTGTAGAAAAGGTACGTTCAATCAAAGAATTATTCCCTTCTATAAAACAGAAGTATTCTTTAGAATTGAATTACATTGTAAATTTCCAAAATGGAAAGACTTTATTGAAACATTAGCACACGAAATGGTACATTTATATCAAATGCAAGTCATGAAAGACCCATATTCTAACCATAACGAAAAATTTTATTCTTTTAGAGATAAGTTTACTCAGGTTGGTTTAAGACTTTATCGTTAAACTCTTTATAAGTCATTAAAAAACTATTTCCAACATCATATCCTGTTTGTACGTTGTGTAAGTATTCAGGCGGATTATCGTGGACTATTGTAAAATTACAATAAGGTCTTTGCTTAAGATGATCCCTATACCATTTTAACCAATTATCAAATATTGTATCACCATGCCTAGGACCATAATGTTCAGTGTCTTGGTATATGTTATTAAGTTGATTTTTGCCATAGTCTCTAAAGTCAAACCCTATTAGATATAAATTTTTGTGTCCGTGTACACAGGCAGTCCAAATTGCTTGGTTGCCACTTATGGAATATGGATTGTCTGGAATTAAATGTAACACAGGCGGCCCACCTTTAGGGTGTCGATTAACTTCAAGTGACGGAGCATAGTGAAAACATTTTTCATATACTTTGTCTTTAACCATTGTATTTGTTACCTGTGCATCAATACTAAAAATATAATCTGGAATAAAATCTCGATATAAAGCATTACAACCATAGGTTTGTCCTGTTGCTTTTAACGTAGTTAAATCAAAATCTTTACGCGAAGGACCGTTTCCTATAATATAAGCATTACCTCTAGGAACTGCTTTAACTCGGTCTTCGTAGTATCCTTTTTCTATAATTTTTTTACCTTTACGAAGAATTGTATTAACAGTAATAGTTTCACCCGTATAAGGTTGCCATTCAATTGGCTCTTTGTGTCTTGCTTTTCTACGCCAATTAACTTGATTATAATGTTTTCTGTCCATATTTTTTAAATGTATAAACGTTTTCTTGTTTTTTTGTTAACAGCCATTCTTGGTTTTGCAAAAACCAAACCACATCATCTACATCAGCAGACGTGCTGTAATCAGTTAGTCCTAATACGTTATATTCTTTTGGGTTTGTAAAACTACCTTCTGTCTCATCATAAGTTTGATGACGAAGAATTATGTAGTTTGCATTAATTTTTTGCAAAATACGATTTAAATGTTCTTTCCATTGTGTTCCAAAAAACGGAATCAATCCAAGCATAAAAAGAACATCTGTATCAATAGTTTCATCTACTTCGTCTATTGTACTATAAAATTTTGTGTTTGGTAGTAGTTTGGCACACACTTTTATAAAATCTTTGTTTGGATCAATACCGTGTGTTGTTTGTAAATTAAATTTTTCTAAAGCATAAGCATTAGAAATTCCTAACCAAATCCCAACGTCAACACATTTTTTATCTTGAAGAATATCTTTATTAGACTCATATGTAGATTCCCAATGACGATCCATTGAACTTTTACATTGTTCGTAGAATTGATCAAGTGTTGTTACACTTTTAACTTTATTAAAAGACTGTACTAAAAACTTTTTATCTGTCATTTTAAATATTTTTCCTCTAATTGTTTTTTAATTCTTTTCCATGGTTTACCTTTTGCTATCTCATCTGGCCACCATTCAGTATATGCTAACTGATTTGCCCATGTTTGTCTATCTGGTCTTTCTGGATTATTAATATTAGCAAGTGATTTATTACCAACATCATAACTTAAACTAGCCTCTGAAACAAATACAGGCACACCATTAAACACAGATTGCATAGCAGGATTACTTGAATAGTTAACAACGGCCCAAGCACTTTTTAATCTCTTGTTAAAATCGGTATCGTCATATGTATTTCTATCTCTAACAGGATGAACTACTTTTACATTTTCAAACTTTTTAGTGTCTATGTGTATATTATTTCTTGGGTGTGGTCTAATTACTATTGTTCTTTTACTGTATTTTCTTATCTCTGTAATTTGTTGTTCAAACCATTTTTGCATTGGAGGATTATTTCTCCATTGATGACTATTGTGATGTTGTCCACAAATAATTATTTCTTCACCTACGTGTGTCCATGGTTTAAGATCTATATTAAATTTTTTCCAACGTTCACCATCAACATCTTTGTTAACAAAATCTGCTTCTCTGTTAATACCATTAATTCCAATTTTCCAAGTTTCGTTCCTTTTTATTCCACCAACTTCAACTACTATAACAGGTTTATTTTTTGTTCGGTAGTTCTCCCATATTGGACGATAATGAGCCATTCTACCTTGCCATAACACCGACCATATTACTGCTACATCACAGTTGTCGTCTTTATCTATAAGAACTGTATCGCCAGCATCTTGCATACTTTTTATTAAAGAACCAAATATAGGTTTAGAATTAAGTGGTCCGTATCTTGTAAAACAACTTATTTTCATTTATTTTTCCAGTAATCAACTTTTGTCATTTTAGGTGTTTTTCTAATATCTTCTGCACGTGAACTTTTAAAAGTTTTTCTATCTCCCTTAAAGTGATCAATGTAAAGTCCAAGTTCACTATTAACAAAAACATGATGTCCTTTTACACCTTTAGAATAACCAATATCATTTACTTTTGCATTATGTTTTTGTTTATATTCTTTAGTCATGTGCCAAAATAGAAATGAATCATGCCATTCAAGTAAGTCAAATATACTTGCAGAAGTATAAAGTTTTTCCCAATCTGTAACAAAATTTTGTACTAATGGATGTTTAATATTGTAACAAACAAGTCCACATTCTGGATATTTGTTACTGCCTATTTTATTTTCTCTGCCAAGATATGTAACTAGTGTGTTGTTTGGACACAGTTCTTCTATAAAACTTTTAGGTATGTCTCTGAATGTATATGTGTCATCATCGAGCCATATAACATAGTCATAATTTTGATTGTTTCTTATTGCGTGTGTAATACATGATACTTTGTAACTAAATTTTACTGCATTCCACAAATAAGATTCTTTAAAAGCATCTCTACCGCCTTCAGTTGCTAAACGTGGCGAACGTCTTACGCCATTAGGAATACCCTCAAGTTGACCATTAGCAACAGGATCATTTTTATAATCTTCTCTAAAATTGTGTAAGTTTGGATTTGCTTTATCAATATCAATCCAATCTATTCTTTTGTCGTCCAATACAGGTTGCTTACCTTGATAGTAAACTGTAATTGCAACGTTGGGCCATCTTTGCAAAACAGACTCAACCATTCGTTTTGAATACTTGTCCCAGTCTCCAGGTTTAAATGTTGTAATTACTTTGTATTTCATAATTTTATTTTATAAGTTTTAAGCCAGTCATTAATTATCCAAGCAGGTAACAATGCCTTGCCTGCTTTTTGACTTGCCTTAACAATATTTAAATGTGCAGTTGTGTTGTGTGCATTAATTACACCCAAACGAGATTCATAAAACTTTTTAATTTCTTTACTCATATTCATTGTTAACCAATACCCAATTGGAACAGTCCATCCTGTTTTGTATTTGTTAATGATATGTGTAGGTAGATGTTTTTTATATGCAATTTTTGTTAAAAGTTTTGTTTGACTTTTTTGTGGTCCAATTTTTTCACTGCTTGGAATATTCATACAATATTGCATAAACATTTTAGTTGCTAACGGAAAACGTCCTTCCATACCATAAGCCATTCCAAATTTATCGTTTCTATTAAAAAATTCTTCTGGTACTTGAGTTACACAGTCTAATGCCATATAAGAGTTTACTGGATCTTTTGGATTGTATAAGTCATCAGGATACAATTTTAGCATCTCTTCTTTTATTACGTTCTTGTCTATGTCTCCACCAATGTCTGCTAATAACAACGGTCTTTTTATCCTGTTCATCCATAAACTTACTATGTCACTCCATGATTCAATTTTTGGTTTGCCAATTTGCCTTACAAGAAAATCAGCACCTTTCATTTTCCAATATTTTGGATAACCTCCTAGTATTTCGTCTCCCATATCTCCTGCCATTGTAACTACAACTCCATGTTCGTGTAAAACTTTGTTAGTGTAACAATACATTGGCACACTTTGATTATACATAGGTTGCTCCATAAAATACATTGAGTCATCCCAACACTCAATCATTTTTTGTGGAGTAATTTCTATTTCAGTATGTTTGTATCCTTCTATCTCTGCAAGTGTTTTTGCCGCATTAGCATCACTGTTAAAATTTTCTTCAGTTATAACATTAGGATTCATTTTATTTGTAAACGTAAGTGCTGGTGGCATTATTTTATTAAGTTCGTGTGCAACTAAACTAGAATCTAACCCGCCACTTAAGAATACACCAATTTTTCTTTGTCCAATACTACACATTTTAACTGTGTTATGTCCCATTGTTCTAAACTCTTCTGGATTAAACTTTTCAGTGCTATTTGGTTTTATAAAAATTCTTTTAATATTTTTGATTCTTTTATTTGGTATATCGTAAACTAGTGTTTCACCTGCTAATAATTTTTTAATATTACCAAACACTGTATTACGTGTAGCATTTATTCCTGTGTGTGCTAAACAACTCATTGCTAGTTTATCAACTGATCTTGACCCAGGAACTTTGTCTAACATACCTTTTATTTCAGAACCAAACACTAATCCTTGTTTTACTTCAGCATAGTACACAGGTTTTATTCCTGCATGATCTCTGCTTAATGTAATTTGTTTTTTCTTTGGTTCATAGTAAGCAAACCCGTGCATTGAATCTATCTCTTCTATAAAACTCAATCCAAATTCGTCTAGTCCCCAAGCAAGTAGTTCTGTATCACAACCTGTAATACCAGCAAAGCCTTTGCCTTTATACTTTTCTTTTAGTTCGTAGTAGTTGAATATTTCACCATTATATACAAGTGTATTACCTTTAGGTGTTTTCCATGGTTGTATTGATAGTTGAGGATTTGCCATAATACTTAAAAGATTATGTCCAAGTGTTACATTGTGGTCTGGATCCCACCAAACTTTATTTCCGTCGGGTCCTCTATGGTCACAAGTTTTAATATAATTTTGAATAAAAGTAGGATCGTGATCAGTTATTCCGTATATACCACACATATTATAATCCTAATTTTGTTTTAAAACGTTTGAATACTGTACCGTCTCTAACTTCTTTTTCTGTCCATTGTTTGTAACCTAAGTCGTATACCCACTGGTCTCTGTCTGGGTATTCTGGGTTTTCAATTTTAGATAAATCTTTATTGGCTACAGGCCAAGCAAGTGCAAGATCTGAGGTAACAAAGGTAGGTATTCCACGAATGCAAGAGTCGATGCAGGCAGTAGAATTGTGAGTAACAACAGCATGACAATTATTTAATGCGTCTTGGTAATTAAATCTATAGTACTTTTTTTCATCTCCTTTAAAAAACTTTTGGCCAATTATAACTTCTACACCGTCTTTAGGAAATTCGTCTAATCGTTTTTCCATTGCCGCAACGTGATTTGGATGTGGCCGAACTATAAATTTTCTTTTTGTTAAAGGTCGAAGTTTCTTGTAAACATCTTTAAACCATTCTATAGGATCAAGTTCGTTCATAGACCAGTTATCACTAGGTTGTAAAACAAAAAGTATTGGATCATTAGGATTTAATTTTTTCCACTGAGCATAGTTTATATTCCATATTTTTTTCATTCGTTCCCATCTATCAGGCGGACTGTTATCACTTAAAAAGTTTCCGTTGTTCATTGGAGAATATAATGCTACACGCCAATGGTGGTTAGGATCTGTTATTGTGTTTCCAAAACTAGATAATATGCCTCCGTCAAATGTAATAATGTAAATGCCTTTTTTCTTTGCACGTTCAACTAAATCTCTTCGTCTGCCTTTAGTGTGGTGCATTTGTTTTGATCCACCATAACCAAACATACAACCTATCTTTGTGTGTGGCTCCATTTCGTCTTTTTGCCATTGGCCTTCCATATTTTCGTTTACAATAACAGGTTCATCTCCACAAGCCTTTATACCTTCTGCCATGTATTTTAGTAGGTCCCAACTAGCACCTCTACGTCTATCTTTTACTGTTCTTCTAAAAATTTCAACTTTCATATGTGTATTTTAAATCTTTCCTAATGAATAACATTTCTAACATTAGTTTGTCTCTTCTTCTGTTTAAAAATGCATCGTAACCATGCTGTTTAAATTTTTCAACAACTGCTTTTGCTTTTGCTAACGAAGTATGAATATCATCAAATATAAGTTCAAATTCAGTTGCTAACATTTTAATATTAATGTTATTGTCTAATATTTCGTCACTTATCTCTTTCCAAAGTCCTTCGATATCCGCTTTAACAATATCTACAGAATCCCATTCTAATTCTTTCATTATAGTTCTTATATTTTTAGTTTCAACATTTACTGATTTAAACTTTTCGTTTTGTTTTATTAGAGAAAAACTTTGTGTTAAATGTTGAAGTTTATTTTCTCTTAAATGTGTATTATGTTCTTCTTCTCTGTTAGGATCGTAATAAAATTTTTGTTCACCTGGGGTATGACTATATGCCCATGGAAAAAATTGTATTTTTGTAGACAGCCATTTGTTCCTATCAATATCATCTATTTCTTTTCTTCCATTAGATCTAATAATGCCTTTTATATTGTATACTGTATACGGTGTAGGATCAAACATAGCAAGTTTTATTTGGTCGTTTTCGTGTAGTAATAATTTTTCAAATTTACAATCTCCACCTACTCCAAAACTTAACACAGCCTCAGATTGTCTTATTAATTTTTGAGGTGCATAATAGTTGTGATATTTTTTAAAGCCTATGTCTTTTGCTTCTAATAGGCCCATATCTTTTTCCCATTGTCTTATTATTTTTACTCTTTCAACCACGTGTGGTTTAACTCTATCTGCCATCTAATACCTCCAAATAGTAACCGTTTCTAAATTCTTCTTGTGTAAACTGATTATAAGCAAGACTGTTTAATACAGGTCTTGGATCTTCATATCTAGGTGTTTCTATTTTACTAAAGTCTTGTTCACATATTGGTAAGCATGGGTTATCAAAGTTTGCAAAAGCAGGTACACCGTTTGTTAATGCTTTAATTGTAATTGAACTATTAAATGTTACAACTGCATGAACCTTATCCCACTCAAAAGGTTTTGCTGGTTGATTATTTTCACTTTTGCCAGGCACCATTTTTCCTTCTCCGTCTATTATTGCCGCAGGGTTATAAGGTTTTTCTCTTACTACAAGTTCTCTATCTGTATTTTCTTTTAAAATTTTTAATGTGTTGTCTAGCCAATCTTTGCCATTAAACATTTTTGCCATAGCATGACTAGGCGGTACAACTAATACATATTTGCCATTTTTATGAAACGGTTTAAGTTCTCCTTTAAATGTTTTTTTAAACCTGTCATCTGGTTTATGATCAACAAAAGTTTTAACGTGTTCGTTTTTTACACATCTCATCCAATAAGGTGTTGCTCTACTTTCTCCCCAATAAGGTCTATCAATGTAGTAAAAATCTTTTTTGTTGTTTTGTGCGTGTTTGTAAACTAAATGTGTGCCTCGTAATACTCCCATAAAGACAACTTTATCAAAATCTGTTGTACTTAAAACTGTTTCGTAGTTTGTTAATTTACAATTTGGCATTCCTCGAGCCGCACTTTCAACATATTTTTCAGTTTTAACACGTTCAGTTCTTACTGCGTAATTCATTATCTTATTTCTTGCACCTCATACATTTTAGCAAAACCTCTTTTAAATTCACCAATAATATTCACACTACGTCTATAGGTAGTTGGACTAATTCTTTTAGAAACACTGTGTACTGTATTTGTAGAGTTATTAGCAAACATAACAAACGTATTTCTTTTATAAGGAATAGTTTTAACAACAGGTCCTAAGTCTTCGTCAAATACTTGTCTTCCTTTAGTCATATCAACTTTAGAAACTTTATTTTTTACATTGTGTAATTGAAACTCTCCGCCAATACTTTCATCATTTTTGTAAGGCATATACATTAATCCTGCCCACATTTCCATTGGGTTGTCGATGTGAGGAGTACGAGATGTTGTTTCAGTTATTGGTTTATGCATAACTGTTTGGCAATCAGTCCAGATATTTTTATTTTTATCTGCCCAACCTCTAGCACCTAGGTCGTTAGTAGTAAATTTTTTGTGCAACACCTTTGGCATATAGTCTTTAAAAAGTTCGTTAACTTCATTGAACCATTCAGCAGAAGTGTGATATTCAGTAAACTTACGCCATATTTCAGGTTGAAATTTTTGGTCAAGCATTATGTTTGCTTTCATTCTATAACATATTCCATCGTCGAATGGTTGTGTATCTAAAATTTGTTTTTCTGGAAAAGTATTTTCTAATTCCTCATATAAATCCCAAGGTAATGCTTCTTCAATTACCACGTGAGGATATGGTTCACTTTGTACTTGTGGACGTTTTTGTAATAAAGAATACATAGTTTTTATTATACTTTCAATCAATCTAAATGTCTAATTAAATCCGGAACGTTAACTTTAAAGTTTATTAGGTCGCTAAATCGTTTTATACCAGACGGTTTTTTATTTTTTTCCATCGATATTGGTACTGTTTTTGCCAAATATAATTCGTGTTTTAATCCTAAATGATGTGATAGAATAGGATAAACTTTTTTGTGTATCATTTTAGGATCTTGTATTTCCATCACTTTTGTTCCAGGATTACACCATAGTAAGTTTACTAACCCTGCACCGTGAGCCGCAACAATGTGTGTTGCTTCAGCAAAAGTTTTCATTTGTTCTTTAATAGTCATATTTTCTAATGCAACAGTTTCCCAACCTTTTAATGCCAGTATTAATTCATCAGAATTAATAAGTTTTCTTGATTTTGCTCCTGGACGTAATACAATAATTTTTCTATGAGGCGTAATGCCTTTTAGTCCTGTTGTTCCTTTGAAATGTCGTAACCACGGTGCTAGGTGCGGAGTAATAACACCGTCCTTTGAATTACTTAAACTAGGTACAAGCAAATGTTTGAATTGCCATACTTCGTTTTTTGGCATCACAACAACTTTTACTTCTGGAATTATTTCTTTAATTACTTTGTTAAGATATTTGCTTTCGTTTGCAATAATAAAACAATATTTTGTAAAATCTGTAGACCATCTTTTTTCCATTAATCTAAATTTAGATATAACATCAATCCATATGTGCCATGGATTATTAGCACTTTCTTTATCAATAGGCAACCATACGTAAGTGTATCTTTCACCAAACTCTTGGGTTACAGGTGGCAACTCTACGTCTACATGATCCCCCCAGTCGCTCCAAAGTTTGTGTGATTTGTTAGGTTTAAATTTCCGACTGTGTGTCAGTCCCCAAATGTAATTGGTAATAAGTTTTTGACTCATTGTTGCAAGTAGTGGACAACTATGTATTTTGCAATTATGAAATTCTGCTACAAACGTTGGTAAACTTGTAAAATGTGGATCAATGTCTTCATGATAAGGTACCGAAAAGTCATAACTGTTGTCTACTGTTTCCCACCTATCTAAAAAATATTTAATTGAATCAATGTTTTTCATGTTTGCAATTTGCGAATAACTATACTATAATTATTAAGTTATGCTTACCAATCTATTCATTAATGGTTGTTCATTTTTAACACCTAGACCTAAAGACGGAGTACATACTCATTCTGGCCTTGAATTAGCCACACTTATGGATTTGAAAGTTGCAACAAACCTTGCTATGGGCGGAAGAGGTAATGAACGTATTAGTTTTACAACAAAATTATGGTTTGAGCAAAATGGATATAAAGATACTTTTGCTGTAATTGGTTGGTCTAGTATGATGAGAAATGATTATGTTACTAACGATGGTTGGAAAAAAGGAAGAATGCCTAATATGGATTTAACTTGGCGTAGTTGGAAATTAACTGATCACGGAGATTTTATTAAAAAACAAATAGGTTGGGATTTAGAAAATACATTAATAATGAAATATTTGGATAATGTTTTAGATTTACAAAATTATTTTGAACTACATAAAATTCCTTATGTGATGTATAATTCTCTACCAAATTATGTTAATTCTAATATTAGTGATTTTAAAACATTTTCTAAAGCAATACATATGGAAAGATTTTTTAAACCAGAGCAAAGTCATTTAGAGTTTATACAAGAAAACGAACTTGTAGTAAGTCCTAAAGATCCACATCCTAGCACTAAAGGACACGGACTTTGGGCAAAACAATTGAAAGAATTTATAGATGCTAACAATTTACGCACCATTTAATAATCCAAATAGCAAGGCCTGGGAAGTGTTTAACGGAGTTGAAAAAACTTGGCCAGAAAAAGTTACAGTAAAAGATAATAGTATAGAAATTGATCCTGCACCAAACTCAATGTTTTGGGGATTTGTTAATAACAATGTACAATTAGTAAAAAAATTAGAAGAAAGAAAACATCAATTTTGGTTTACAGACACACCATATTTTGGTAGATTTAATAACAATAACTTAAAACCTAATAATCATTATTGGCGTATTTGCAAAAATGGAATACACGTAAAATATATTAAAGGGTGTAAGTCTGATAGGTTTGAAAAGTTTGGAATGAAAGTTAGAGCACCCAATTTTAAAGGTAAAAATGTTTTAGTTTGTCCTAGCAGTGCAGGTATACACAATTATTTAGATAGGCCAAACTGGACACAAGAAATAGTAGAACAAATTAAAAGATACACAGACAGACCAATAAAGATTAGAGAAAAGCCACGTGGTCGAGGAACATCAGGTCCTAGTGAAGCAAAAGTTCCGTTGTCAGAGGACTTAAAAGATGCTTGGTGTTTAGTTACAAGTTGTTCAATTGCGGCAGTTGAAGCACAATGTATGGGCATACCTGTTATATGTGATGAAAAAAGTTTTGCCAAAGAAGTTGGTGGCCAAGAACTTGCAGACATTGAAAATCCTTTCTTTGTTGGTTGTGAAGACTGGTTATACAGTCTAGCCTATCAACAATTTACTCCAGAAGAATTTACTAACGGAGTAGCAATTGAAATACTAATGGATAAAGGTGTACTTTAATGTTAAAGAAATTAATACATTATGGTTGTTCATTTGGAGTAGGCAACGGTGTGCCACATTTTGTTCCAGGGTTGCCAGGAAATGTTGCACCACATATAGATAAAATAGGAGAAAAAAAAGTTACAGAAAAATATAATTTTATACCACAAGAACCTATAACTTGTGGGAAATTTCTTGCAGATAAACTTAAATTAGAATATAAAAAAGTTGCACAGAACGGTGCAAGTAATGAAATGATATTTAGAAAAGTACTTCAAGCAAATTTACAAAACGCATTTGTATTAATAGGATTAACAAGTTACAATAGACGTGAAGGGTTAACCACAAGAAGAGAAAATTCACATTGGCACACATGGAAAATGGTTGCTCCTGGAGAAGGTGCAAGATATAAAGATTTAATATTTGATCCATGGAAAGATGAATATAAACCCGCAATAGAAGAAGAATTGCAAATTAGAACTGTAATGCAAATAATTTATATGCAAAATTATTTTAAAAATAATAATGTACCTTATTTAATTTTTAATGCATTATGGAATGGCTTTGACAAACCATTAACAAAAGAATGTAAGGCTTTTTTAAAAGACGTAGATCAAAATCATTATTACAAGTTAAACGGAACATTCGATGAATCCCAACACGGGTGGTGTAAAAAATCAGGATTATCTGTTTCAGAAATTGATGAACATCCTAATATTGAAGGGCAAAAACAGTGGGGTTTAAAACTGTTGCCATTAGCCAAAAAAATTATAAATGCAGGTTGATAGTTTTTCAAAAATAATTTTTGTCCATATTCCTAGGACAGGCGGATCGTGGTTTGGTTATTCTTGGCGTTCAAATAAAGATTCTTCTGGAGAAATAAGTTACATTCAAAATAAATTTTTGTTCAATAGAAAAAATGGAAAAAAAGTTGAGTGTGGAAGACATGGAAAACTTGTAGGACTGCTTAAACAATTTAAAAAAATTAATGCAGATGTATCTGATTATAAAAAAATAACAATCGTTAGAGAACCAGTTGATAGAATAATAAGTTCTTGGAAATGGTTCTCACTTGTAAAAAATACTGCAAAAAGACACGGTTGGAAAAGTATAGACGATATGCTAGATGAATTTGAACTAGGTAGAGTAAGAGCAAACTATATGCCACAAGTTGATTGGCTGTGTGAGCCTGGAGCAAAGTTTGATCATATTTTTACATTTGAAAGACTTTTAAAAGGCCCTGGAAAAGTACAAAGTAAATTTCCAGATTATAAACCACAAGGCAAACTTAGAAGAACAAACCCAGACATAACAATAACAAAACAGCAAGAAAATCGTATTCGTAAATTATACAAGGACGATATAGATTATTTGTCCAAGTTTTACCCAAACTTAAATAGTTAATATGACTATTGAAAAAGTAAATGGTTTTTGGGTACCAGCAAACGATGTGCATTTAGAAAAATGGAAAGCGGGAGATTCATTTTCACAAAGTACGTGTTTAGAAAAATTTGCAACTTTTTGTTCAAAAAGAAAGAAAAAATTTAATTGTATTTTAGATATTGGAGCATGGGTAGGCACATGGACCATGACCATGAACAACTTTTCTGAAAAAATAATTGCTTTTGAACCAGACCCTCTTCATTATAAATGTCTAAATAAAAATGTATCAGAAGATGTTGAAACCTGGCAGTTGGCAGTTGGCTCAGAAAATAAAACAGTTTCTCTTTCAGACGACGACTTTACACAGGCTAAAAGAGTAATGGGCAAAGGTGATATACCAATGATTACCGTTGATAGTTTAGGATTAAAAAGTGTTGATGTAATTAAAATAGATGTTGAAGGATATGAAATGGAAGTGTTAAAAGGTGCAGAAAAAACTTTACAAAATACCAAATATTTAATGATTGAATTAAACAATAATACAAAAAAATATGGTACTAATAATTTAGAAGTAGAAAATTATATTATAAAAAAAGGATTTAGATTATTATTAAATCATTGGCCAGATAAAGTATTCAGCAAAAAATAAATTTTTAAATAGATATATGAAAATTTTCATAACAGGCGTTGCAGGATTTTTAGGTTCTCATTTAGCAGATTTAATGATATCACAAGGTCATACCGTTGCTGGTAATGATAATATGATAGGTGGTTACACAGATAACGTGCCTCAGGATGTAGAGTTCCACCAAGTAGACTGTTGTGATTTAGAAAACTTAACCAAAGCAATGGAAGGGTGTGATATAGTATATCACACTGCGGCAACTGCCTATGAAGGACTATCAGTGTTTTCTCCAGTGTTAGTTACAAGAAATATTTTTGAAGCATCTGTTACAACTATAACTGCGGCAATAAGAAACAAAGTAAAACGTATTGTGTATTGCTCTAGTATGGCGAGATATGGACATCATGACGAAGTACCATACAAAGAAACTTACGAATGTCGTCCACAAGATCCTTATGGTATTGCAAAGAAAGCCGGAGAAGAAGTATTAAAAAATTTATGTGACACACACGGAGTTGAGTACGTTATTGCTGTGCCACACAACATTGTTGGCCCTAGACAAAAATATGATGACCCATTTAGAAACGTAATGTCAATTATGTTAAACAGAATGCTACAAGGTAAGCAACCAATTATATACGGAGACGGAGAACAAAAAAGATGTTTTAGTTATATAGATGATTGCTTGTATTGTTTAAACGCACTTGCCTTTCAGGATAATGTTGTTGGTGAAGTTGTAAACATTGGACCAGACGAAGAACCTGTTACTATTAACGAACTTGCTGAAGCCTGTGCAAACGAAACAGGAGTTAACTTAGATCCAATACATCATAAAGATAGACCCAAAGAAGTTAAACTAGCAACTTGTTCGTCAGATAAAGCAAGGGAGTTGTTAGGATATAACACCTCAACTAATATGCGACAAGCAGTAAAAAAGACTGCTGATTACATAAGAACAAGAGGTACAAAAAAGTTTCAGTATCATTTGCCATTAGAAATAATAAACGAACATACACCAGAAACTTGGAAAAACAAATTGATATGATTTCTTTCAGTTGTCCATCTCGTGGCCGTCCTGAACTTGCAAGACGTTTAGTTGATACTGCAGAAAGTACCGCAAAAAACGATATTCAAATTTTATTTTATCTTAATGATGACGACGAACACTTGCCAAGGTATAAAGAATTATTACCTAAAAAATATTATGTTGTAGGACCAAACCAGTCGACTTGTTTTAGTTGGAACCTATTAGCAGACAAAGCCAAACATGATATTGTAATGTTAATGGGCGATGATGTACAAGTGCAAACAGAACACTGGGATCAATTAATTGTAGATCAATTTAATAAGTATGATGATAAAATTTTAATGGTAGTGCCAAGCGATGGAAGATGGAAGGGCACAAAAAAATTTAAATTAGATAAACCTACATTATGGTCAGACGAAGTCCTACCAGCGGCTCACTTTGCTGTGCATAAAAATTGGATTAATACTTTAGGATATTTGGCACCACCATTTTTTTGGCATTGGCACGTTGATTCATATACTCAGAAAGTTGCTCGTAAACTTAACAGATGTCTTTATTTGCCTACAGTGGTTTTTAAAGCAAAAAAGATGTTTGACGAAACTGGAAAACAAGTGCGTCATAACTTAAACATTAATAATAGAGATAATTTTGTTTGGGATAAAGTTCAAAGACATTTAAGAACAGATATAAAAGCACTACAAGATCTTATTAAAGATCAGTAAACTCAATAAAACATTTATTTTTACGTGTCTTTTGAATAAAAAGATTTAATGTTATTCTATTCGTTTCTTGGTCACTTTCATATGAATGCCATGTGTATCCTTCTTGTCCACAAAATATAAATGTGTTATTAGGCACCCACGGAGCCTCTTTAACAAAAGCACTTTTAAATTGTGCATTGTACATTTTAGTACCAACGTTTTTTTCTGGTGTAATATAAGTTACAGAACTCCAAATTTTTTCTAAACCTTCTTGATGTATATGAAATTTATAAGGTAAAGGAGGAGTTACAGATATATGTGCATTCACTCCTAGATATGGATAAGTTCTATGTTTTGGATAAACTCCACAAACTTCTTTTATATTTTTTAAAAGAGTTGTGCATATATCAACTGTTTCGTCGTAAAAATCTATTCCCCATTTTTTGAAATCGTCTGGAAATATATGATGTAATTCAGTTGTTTTAAAATTTAATTTTTCAATACACTGATCTCGTAACTTTGTAAATGTATCTGTGCTTAATGTGTTGTTAAGTACCTGGTGTGGCCACGGATCGTGTACAACTTCGGATGTTAAACAGTTTTCTAAAAATTTTTTACCTTCGTTCATACTCCGATAACCACTCTTCAAGTTCTATGCCTGTCAATGGTTCTGGAGTAAGCCATTCCTGTTTGCCCTGCGTCATTTGCCATTTACCACTGCCCATTTGATGAGATCTTTTAGGTTCTTCTATATGTTTTCCCACCATGTATCTACGAGTTCCTGGACCGTATGGTGCAATCTCAGTATGGATAACAATTAATCCTAATTGCTCTATTTTTTGCAACATTCTGTCTTTATGATTTGCCATATACAATACTTATCTTAACTTTTCTACCATTTTGTCAAAAGTTTTTTCATTTATATCCAATTGTAAAAATGGTCTATGAGGCCAATGTTTATTCTTTGTAAGTATTTTTATTTTTTTAGATTTTGTAATTAAAAATGTATTACTAGTATATGTAATAAGTTTGCCATCAATATCTATATCGGCGCCTGCATATCTATCTGCTCTTTCTCTAAAAAACCATAAACAAATTATTTCTTTGTCTTTATCAAACTCTGTTAAATCTTTATAAAATTTATAATCTACTTTATATTTTTTATAAAAATCTTTCCAAACTTGATGTTCTAAATTATTTTGATTTTCGTAAAGTCTATCGTACTCATCGAGTTTTACTATGCCTGATGCATATATAAATTCAACAGGTTCTTTACGTAGGTGTGCTTTTCTTAATTTGTCCCAATTCATTATGATGAAAAGAGATTTATAAGTTCTTTCTTCCAATCATCGCCGTATTCACAATCACGGTATCCATCAAACCACGGACCACCAGATGTGTAATGCAATACTTTAGGAGTACCGTCTTTAGGTTCTTTGTACCAACCAACCAACCAATTGTACTCTAATGGTAAAGATCCAATCTCATTATCCTCTAGCCAACTAAATCTGTGTAAAAATTTTGGAGACTCTGTGTTTAATAATTCAGGTGTTAATATTTTATTTTTTGGATGTTCACAATTCCAAAGGACCATACTGCTCCAATTTTTTCTTGGGTATACAGTTTGTACTTGCCCATCCATTTTAGTTCCTTCTTTAGGTTTGTAATCATGTTGTACACAAACCACTGCTTTGGAATTATCACAATATTTTACAAGTTCATGTGAAGGTATTTTCCACAAAAAATCACAGTCACAAAATACTGCCCAGCCTTTGTAATCGTTTAGGTATGGTACAAAAAACCTTGTAAATGTAAATTCAGTTGTTGCAAGTTTATCTACTGCTCTTGTATAAATCCCTTGCTCTCTCATTTGTCTTTGTTTTAAAGCAATAACTTCTGCAGATGGATCTCTTCTTTTTATACTGTGTTCGCAAACCTGATATGCTATATCTTCTCTACTATCGTGACCTACGTATATTTTCATTTTACTAATATTTTGTGTATTTGTTCCCAATTATTTACTCTGGTAATTTGAGGGTGATTAAAATCTTGGTTATAAGGATGGTCGTATAATAATACTTTTAATCCATAATTTAATCCTACCTGAGCATTTTTTGGTTTATCTTCAACCCAATATAATCCTGTACCGTGAAATTCTGCAAGTGCATTATCTTTATCTGATCCTGTATCAAGTATATGATAGTTGTAAAAAACATCACCAAACAATTCTTCTAGTCTTCTTTTACGTATTTCTTGTGCTGGAATATCAGATGTTTGTGATGTTATAGGAATAAATGTCCAACCTTCTGCGTGTAATAATTTTACCCAAGTTTGTGAGCCAGGCATAGGTGGTTGTGTTGCCATCCAAGCACTTTTATTAAATTCTCTAATTTCTTTTCTTACTTCTGTTTTAGTTAGACCAAATCTTTCTGCCATTTCGTAAGTATTTTCTTTGTCATCTAACAACGTATATGGATAAATTTTTTTACCAACATATCCTTCTCCAACTGGAGTTTCAAAGTAAGAACGTTGTAACATCCATTCAGTAAAATGGTTCTCCCATTCTAACAGTACTCCGTCTACGTCTGTAAGTATTATTCTATTTGATATCGGCATCTTCCATTCCTGCTACTCTCAGTTTAACAATGTTTGTGATTTGCCATTGTTTCTGATCTAATCCTTTTGTGATGCCTAACCATTGATTTCTTAATAATGCAAATTCATTAATAATTTTATCCATATCAACAACGTCTTGTTCGCCATCAACATACTTTTCTGCATCTCTGCTGGACAATGCTCTATTATAATTTTCTAAGAATTTTTTAAATGATTTTGATCTTGTTCTACGTAATTCAATATTAAGGTACTCAAGTATTGCTTCTATTTGTTGTAATTGATTAAATCTATGCTCAACTATACCGGGTAATGCCGCTGATGCTTTTTCTAGATTACCGTATATTCTAACTTCTTTTTTTGCGTTTTGTAATTCAGTATCAAAATAATTGATACAATCAGGAATTTTATCTAAGTTTCTTGCTACTTCACTATACCAATTAATCATCTTCATACCGATCGTTATAAGTTTCGTCTTCCTCTTCGTATTCCTCAAAAACTGTATTAACCGCTTCTTCTAATTTTGGATCGTATTCTCCTATTGCTTTTATCTCTGCTTCTTCAACTCCCATACTTTCAAGAGTTTTTACAAAGTCAACTGCGGCGTCTAATTTTTGTTTTTCAGGAATGAAGTGTACAACTGAGTCCCATATACGTTCGATATCATCGTGTGTCATTTCTACCATTATTCTGCCTCGGGTGGATCATCTTGTGATGATGCACTAGATAATTTATCAAAATCATCCATTAGCATATCCAATTTGGCTCCAACCCAGGCTTTTCTGAATTCAATGTGTTCTTTTCCTGTAGGATCGACGTATTTTAATCTATTTCCTGTTTGTACTAGTATTCCTTTTTTCTCAAATAAATCAACTAGTCCACTATAAGGATCCATACCAGTATCGTATGGAATTTTAACTTGTACACCCTCAAACGGTTTAGCATATCTCGTTTTCATAACTTTACAAGCCGCTCTTATACCTCTTACGTCAGATATTTTGTTGCCTTTTTCATCTTCTTTTAGTTTTAATTTTTTCATTGCAACTACAATACTTGATGCATATATAAATCCTTGTCCTCCTGATATCTTATCATCTGGATCAAACATATCTTGTGATGCGTATGTGTGATTGGTTGCTATAAGTCCTACGTTCCAACTTCCAAACATATTAACACAGTTTCTTACAAGTGCCGTTAATGCTTTAGGTTTTCTACCTAAATCACCCTTCATCTCACCTGCTTCAAACTGATTAACATCTGTTGGTGTTAGTAACATACCCAAACTGTCTATAACAAATAGTACTTTAGGTGCACCTTCTTTGTTGTCTGCGTGTTGCTCTTTGTAACCTTTCATAAACTCTGAAACAGTTTTTGCTACGTCATCAACCATAGACATACTTAATTTCATAAGTTTATCTTCTGATGTGTCTACTTTTAATGCTTGTAGCCATTGTTCGTCTAATGCGTTCTCTGTATCAATTAGTATAACAAATATACCTTGATCCTGTGCATTTTTAATAATGTTACCTGATGCTATGTAAGATTTACCTGCTCCTGATTCTCCTGCAAGTACAGTTACTTTGCCTAACGGTATTCCTTTTTTAAAATTACTAGTCATCAAATAGTTTAATGCGTAATTTCCTGTTGAAATCCAGTCTGTAGGATCGCTAAATCCAATACCTAATCCTGAAATTGATTTCGTAATACTCTTTCTAAATTTTGTTGCGTCAAATGGTTTTGTCATAATGTTTTATATTAAAATCCAAAGGATGATTATTACAATTATTACCCAAGCAGGTATTTGTTTGTACAATATCCAATCGATTGCTTTTTTAATTTCGTTTTTCATATTATCCTTATTATAATACACAAGGCCTCAACTGTCAACAATTAAGGCCTTGGTAAAATGTCAGATTACTTCGCTTGTCTTGATCTTATAAGTTTTAAGATATCTTCTGCTCTCTTGGCACTATCACCTGCTGGTTGTTGTGCTGGTTGAGCCGCTGGTACTGGTTGTGCTTCAGTTTTAACTTCAGCATTTACCGGATCAGCAGTCTTTTCCACTGGAGCAGGTCTATCTGCTTTTGGTACAGATACTTGACTTGCAAAACTTCCTGTAGGTCTAAAGTATTGTCCATATTTTTCAAGATCATAAGCCTCACCGTCTACAGATTTTTCAAATAATTCTTTGATTATTTTAACTTCTGCTTCAGTTGGTTCTTTTGGTCTAAAGTCACCTAAGTTATGTAAACCAAACTTATCAATTGCAGATCTTTCTGCTTCGTCTAGAGCACGTTCTCTTCTAGACCATTTTGATGTAGAATAATCAGCATAACCGCCTTTAGTTGTCTTGTTAATTCTAAAATCAACACCTTTTACAAAGTCAGTTGGTAACTCTTCCATCTCTGGATCAAGTAACGCACTTCTGATAATGTTAAAGATTTGAGGTCCAATAATAAATCTTCTAACTGGATTCTCTGGTGTTGTGTCTTCAGATAACGGATTGTTGACAACAAAACCTTGGAAAATATAACTTTTCTTTTTCCAATATTTTCTTCCCATATCTTCCATGCTTTTGTCTTTAAACCATGGTCTAACTTCTGTTAGAACTGGACAAGTTTTTCCATACATTTCCATACAAGGAACTTGTACTGTAACTGGTCTTGAATCAGTTTGACCTTTAACACCTGCGAAAGGTAGTTTGATCATATTTCTTTCAGTCCAGAAAAATGTATTGCCTTGATCCTTATCTGGTAAGAATCTAACAACTGCTTCTGAGCCTTCTGATATGTTCCAGTGTGGGTAGATGGCGTTGTCTCCGCCTGTTTGTGAACCTGAGCGATTAGGTTCTTGGGATTTTAACTTCGCTCTTATTTCAGCCAATGTAGCCATAATGTAAGCCTCCTATTTTGCCTATGTTTGTTTTAATGTGCCTAAATGTATATCACACATTACGTATAATATACTACTATATTTATGAAATGTCTACTACTATTATTGGTAATTTGCTAATTGTGTAATTCTAGCAATTTCTTCTTCAACGCCTGCGATGTTTTGTGCGTTGTCGCTGTCTACTTTGGCTTTGATAGCCGATACTATTTTTGCTCTTGATTCGTTTAAACCTTCTTTACCTTCGTATTTCATTATACGAGATATTTCTCTGTGGTCTTTTTCTGCTTCCCATTCTGGGTCAACTGGACCTTTATCTTTACCCCAATTTGGATTTGTTTCAGCATCTTTCTTTTGAGCCGCTATGCCTTGATCAATTCTTTCATCTTTATCCATTTTTAATTTGTTAAAGTTTTTTGAAAGATAAGCCATTGCTACTTTTGAATCACCTGTTTTAAATGCTGATGCACCATCTTTGTCTAATACATCATAAACAGTTTTGCCAGTTTGATCATCTTTGTACATTGAAACATAAGGTTTAATGTCTTCAAAAGTTACTTCTTCGCCTGCAAATGCTGGTTCTTTATCTTTTTGTAATTCCATTCTACGTTTTAAAACTTCTTTTCTCATAGCAGGATCTTTCATTGCTCCTGGAGTCATTTGTATATCTTGTAATGCTTTTAATTTTGCTCTTCTATCTTCTTCGTCTCTTGGCTTTGTGTCGTATTCGTTAGTAACTTCGTCTACCCATGACTCAAATGTTTCAGTTTCTTTTGCTCTTCCTTTAATATCTTTTTTAGCCTTAAATTCTGCTGGGTCAATTTCTTGAGATGTTCTTTGATATTTTGCCACTAATGCTTTTGCAATATCTCTATTTTTTCCTGCATCTGGATCTTTAGGATCAAAAGGTTGTCCAGTTTGACTCATTTGATCTGCAACTCTAGAAGCAAAGTTTGCCACTCTGTCTTCATCTGGAGTTTGTGTTAACATTCTAGAAGCAATATCTGAAAGTGTTGTCATAATTTTTGTATCTTCTGGGCCAGCATTTTTAGGCATCATTCTTTTCTCATCTGGCATATTTTTATTAAGTAAAATTTTGCTGTCAGGATCTGCTAAAAACTTTTTAACAACCATTGCGTGATCAACTGCCGGCTCAACAGGTGCATCAATTGGTTCGTCACCTGGATCTAATTCTGTTACTACTGGTTCTGCAGTTTTTGTTTTTTCAAATTCAGCCATTATTCTATCGATAATAGGAAGTGCATCTTCTACTCTGTTGTCTAAATTTTTCAGTGTAAATTTTTCTCTTAATTTGTTTACAGTTTCATCATCTAATATTTGGTCTTCTGCTGTTTTAAAATCTTTAGATGCCGCTTCGTAGTGAGATTGTTTTGATAAATTTCTCATATACTCTCTTAAATTTTCTAAACTTAATTTTGTTTGTTCAATAATATCACCTGCATTATCATTTAATTGATCTTTGTTTGAAACATATCTTGAAAATGAACTTAATTTTGCAATATCTTCTGATGTTTTTACAATGTGTTCTCCAAATTCATCATGTGGTCTTCCGCCATTAGCAACGTGTCTTGTCATTGCTCTTGCACCTGCTAGGTGTGTTAATGGATATTTGAATCTTTCACCATCTTCGTTTTCAATGTATAATGATTGTATTTGTCTTGATCTAGCACCAGGTATCATTTCATCAACTTTGCCTGAGTGTCTAATTATTAATCTTGTTTTATCTAGGTTTTCGTATGATCTTTTTGCTGTGCCTGTAAGTCCTTCTTTAACTTCAAC